GAGGTTTATTCGGTGCTCAAGCCTGCTGCGGATGTTCCTGTTCCGCTTGGGTATTTTGCACCAGCTGGAGCTGACGGAGCGCAGCTGGTCAAGGAGCTTCTGAGCGTGGGAGCTGCGCCGGTAGAGGTCGAGGAAGACAGTCCGACACTGGTTGACGCCATTGTGGCACAGAACACGGATTCCCGGCTCGATGTGGCATGGATGATCTTGAATGCTATCGGATGGCGGATGCGTATCACCGGGGACGGCGTGATCCATGTTTGCGCTCCAGCAAGTGAGCCGTCTGCTGTATTCGATGCTTTTGAGAACGATGTGGTTGAGTTGAGCATCAAAGACGCTCAGGACTGGTTCTCTGTTCCGAATTGCATCCGGGTTATCTCCGGAGACAAGTCAACGGAATACAAGGATTCTGATGCAATCGAGGAACGCCGCCAGAATCGAGGCGGAAGCGGAGAGGTTTGGCTGAATGATTCATCGCCAACACTTGGCAACAAGGAAAGCCTTGCGGAATATGCTATGCGGAAACTAAATGAAGCGCAGATGCCTGTCAGATCGGTGTCTTATTCGAGACGATATCTTCCGGATGTGTATCCGACAGACCTTGTGCAGATACGGCTTACGGGCGTGGGGATTGATGGAACATTCAGGGTGACAGAACAACGCATCGAGCTTGGCTATGGTGCGAGCACATCGGAGGACGCAGCGTATGAGCGAACTTAGAGATTTGGTTCGAATGCTGAAGAAGAATAAACCATCAGGATCTGATTATACTGGTACAGTGACACGGGTCGATGGTAAGACAGCTTATGTTCGCCTGACTGGTTCGGACATCATGGACACACCTTGCCGGATCAGTGTGGACTGCAAGCCGGGCGATAATGTAAGAGTCCGAATCGACAGCGGCAGGGCTTGGGTGTACGGCAACGACACAGCGCCACCCACGAATGACACAGAGAAGATCAAGAAGCTGACGCAGCAGGCAGACGATAACAGCAAGCGGATAAATAAAACGCAGAAGGCCGTGGATGAGACGATGGGTGTCGCTGGGAATACGAACCAGTACTTTTGGCATACGGAAGAGGGATCCGACACCGGTGCGCATATCACAGAAGTGCCAAGAAAACAGTTTATCGCTGACCCGGAGAATGGCGGTGGGAATCTGCTGGCCCGAAGCAATGGCATTGCAATCCGAGACGGACTGACAGAGTTGGCGTCGATGACGGCTGACGATGGTATCCGGATCGGGAAAAGCGACAGCTTCCGAGTAATCATCAATCAGGACTCAATCGAGATGATAGATGATTCAGGCGTGACCGGGTTCCGCATCAGCCTTGACGGAAACGAGTCCCAGAGGACAGTCCTGAACACGTACAATCTCAACTCAAGAACAAAACCGACGCTTGAGTTTTCTGCTCCGATAAACAACTATACGCTTACATTCCGAACGACTATCAGCGGAACAGCATATTCGGCGACTAAAACATCCGCACAATTGGCCGTGGGCGACAGCTTCTATCTTGGGCCCAGCGGTACAAGGATAAGGGTAGCCCGAACCGGCACAACGTCATTTAAGGCAACTGCAATAGCCAGTGGCGCTGTTGCGATGCCATTAGTAGTTTCATACACGGTCAGTATGGAACTGTCCAAGATTAATTTTACTGGTGGCAACAATCTTCTCTGGTCTGGTGAATATTACATGAGCGCCGATCAGACGGCAAACTTGAGTGAGAATGTGTCCGAGCAGTTGTCCGGAATCGTGCTTGCTTGGAGCGCTTATGCAAATGGCGCAGCCCAGAATTATGACTGGCATTATCAGTTTGTTCCTAAAGACCATGTGATTGCAAGGAATGGGCAAGGTATATCAACTGGCATCATGAGTAATGCAGCTGGCTCTTTTGTCGGTGTGAAGTATGTGTATGTGGCTGATGACCATATCACAGGATATGCAGGCAATTCGACATCACAAACAGGAAGCGGCATCAGTTTCCAGAATGCTCACTGGGTGCTCCGCTTTGTACTCGGCGTTTAAGGAGGTATTCAATGATACGAGGAACTACACCAATATTACACTTCACGCTGCCGTTCGAGGTCAGCGAGCTGTCTGAGTACTGGATCACCATCAGCCAGCGCTATGAGAACATCAAGATCGACAAGACATCAGCTGATTGCACAGCTTCCGGCACTGAGATCACGTTGACGCTGACGCAGGACGACACACTGAAGCTGATGCCGGACAAGCCTGCTTACATCCAGATCCGTGCGCTGACGGCTGAGGATGATTATGCGATCGCTTCGACCATCGTGCGCTGCAGCGTCGGCGACATCCTGAAGGAAGGAGTGATCGGAGATGAGTGATTTCAATATTCAGTTTGAAGAACAGGATCAGAGCATCACGCTTGAGTTCGAACAGATCGGTGGCGGAGCGGTTAAGTCCGTCAACGGCAAGGTCGGAGAGGTCGTTCTGGGTGCTTCCGATGTCGGAGCGCTTCCGTCGAGCACATCAATCCCGGCCGTTGACAACACGCTGACCGTTGCCGGAGCAGCTGCGGACGCAAAGAAAACTGGTGACGAACTTTCTTCGTTAAAGGAAGAAATCTCGCAGTTGTCTGGACTTTCGGAGGAAGTAAAGGTTGCACTTCTCCAAATCACACAGAAAGTCGCATATGTTGATGAACATGGACAGGATTACTACGATGACTTATATAATGCTCTTTATCCACCTGCTGATTTAGTGAGCATTAGTGCGGTGTACACCCAGAGCGGCACAGTGTATGACACGGACACGCTCGACAGCCTTAAGGCTGACCTTGTGGTCACTGCCCATATGTCAGATCAGACAACTAGAACGGTTACAGAATACACGCTGTCGGGAACGCTTACGGAGGGTACTAGCACGGTAACGGTGGCGTATGGCGGAAAGACCACCACGTTCAGTGTGACAGTTACTGCTAAAGGAAAATCTGATATGGATGGATGGACGGACGGAGTCTCGTACACTGATCTGACCATTGTGCAAAATGAATATTGTCAGGCAATAACTGGCAATTTTATGTCTTATAACGGTTGGGATAGAACCGGGTATGTGCCGTGTAATGGTGCTTCAACAATAACATTCCCACCAATGCCACAGAGTGACGGTGCCCCAGATAGCAACCGATTTTTTAAAGAGGATAAAACGGTGTATGGCAGTCGTTCTGACAAGATTGAATTATCAAAAACAGAATCCACGACAATTACTGTTCCGTCAGAGGCATACTATTTTGTCATATCATCCGAATCGGCCGCACTTGCAAGTTGTATAGGCGGTGGAATCGTTCCGAATGCGTGAGGTGCAAAATGGCGGTATATAACGTAGATGGTGAAGTCGTTACAGAGATATATTCCGTAAACGGAAATCTTGTATCACAGGCATATGATGTGGAAGGCAATGCTGTTTTCCCGGACACACCCGGTAAATACGGAATTGATAACGTGGTGGAATATTTCCGGGCAGATACGTTATCAGCCGCTTCCCAGATCAATGCCCTTTCAAATGATTGGACAAATTTCGTATTCGTCACGGATACGCACGGAAGCGCAAATAAACAACATTCACAGGCAATAGCACTGTATCTGTTGGATAACACGAATGCAGAAATGATCGTGTTGAATGGTGATTATTCCGCAAGCAATTGGAGCAAGACACAGTATGACGATTACATGAAGCCGTTCCTTGACAGCGGTTTGAGCGGTAAAATCTATGCGACAATGGGAAATCACGAAACGTATGGCGGTACTGTGGAAGCTAAGCAGTGCATATACAATGATTTCCTTGCCGACAAGACGAATATCATAGGCTCAACGCAGGACATCTACTATTATCTGGATGATGCGCAAAAAAAGATTCGGTACATGTTCATTAACACATCAGAGGGCGGCGAAACATCCATGACGGCAACGCATAGAACATGGATAGCGAATAACGCAGTTCTCCCTTCGTCTGATTGGTCGCTTCTGGTTATCGGTCACGTAAACCTTCTCAAAATGGCAAACGTGACGACCATGAACGAATCAAACGGTGCGGCGATAGTGACCGCAATAGAAAACTGTAACGGAACGATTATCGGGTACCTGTGCGGACATCAGCACATTGACTACAGTGAGAAATTGGGTAACTTTCAGCACACAACAATAACCTGCGACAGGTTCGAGAATACGAACTACTATAGTGGCATCTCCATCACAAACCGTGTTGCAGGAACAAACACAGAGCAATCGGTGTCCGTTGTGTCGATCAACCCGAAGACCAGAAATGTTGTAATAAGACGAGTTGGAGCAGGTAGAAACATGCCAATCAGTTATTCGTATTGAGCATCTGGTTTAAAGGGCAATTTAAAGAAGTTGGGGCAGGCGTAAAGTCTGCCCTTTTTATATGAAGAAAGAGAGGTATTCAAATTGGAGAACATAACACAGGACATTCAGTTTACTCACCGTTACTGGATTCTGCTTCTACCTCTTGTCTTGATGACCGCCGACATTATAACCGGCTGGATTCAGGCGACGATTAACAACGTCTGGGACAGCACGAAGATGCGGACAGGATTGTTCCGTAAGTCTGGAGAGATGCTGGTCATCGTCGTGGCTTATGTCATATCAGTCGCCATAGCACTCCCGGTGGACGTTCCTGCATGGATCGCAATCTATATCAGCATCATGGAGATCATAAGTGTCTGCGAGAACCTCGATCAGGCAGGCATTCCGATGCCGGTATGGATCACTCGCAAGCTAAAGAAGGTCGCAGAAGATCTGTCCAATGGTGACGACGAAGAGGATCCGGATGCGAAGTATTGGGATGATGACGATGAGGAAGAATCAAAATGACAATTATCGAATCAGCTGTCCAGTGGGCGATCGGTATCGCCAAGGATCAGTCGCATGGATACAGTCAGGCTAATCGCTGGGGGCCGAACTATGACTGTTCGAGCCTCGTGATATCAGCCTACAAGCACGCCGGTGTTCCGATCGACACCACGATCGTGAACTACACAGGCAACATGAACAACCTGATCCGCTACGGATTCCAGGATGTAACCAGCAAGATCAGTCTGTCGTCCGGCTCCGGCCTTCAGCGTGGGGACATCTTGTGGTACCACATCTCCGGAACGAATGGCCACACGGCGATTTATATCGGAAACAATCAGATCGTACACGCACGGGGCCAGTCTTACGGATCCAGCAAGACCGGCG